CGAAGTTCGTCAATACGAGCAGCAACATTTTGTACACCAAAACGGCGTTGTGCTTGTTTCACAGTAAAGGTGTTGTAGCCTTCAGTTTTTTTCAAAGCAGCCAACATACGGGCTTTTGCGGATAATTTAGTCATAATAAAGCTCCTAATAAAATAATAAAAATAAAACGCCTTGCATTTGTAGCAAGTTCTCACATCATAACACTATCTATCGATAATGTCAATGAATTTTTTGGTGAACTTAAGGTTTACTTATGAAGATAACCAGTTATTGTCTAAATAGTTGTATGTCGCCGGACTGCCATCCGCACACACTCTAACATTACTGGAGAATGTCAGCTATGATTATATATTCAATATACAAATGTGTCAATAATATAAATGGTAAAGTTTATATTGGTTTTGCTTCCAATTGGCAAAAAAGAATTCTTCGTCACAAAAATTGTTATAAAAATTCCAAAGAGAATAAAATTTTATATAAATCGATCAGAAAATATGGTTGGGAAAAATTTCAATGGGAAATAATCTACCAATCAAAAGACTACGATTATTGCTTAAATGTTATGGAAGAGCATTTTATTAGAGAATATAATAGTCATTATATTGACGGAAATGGATATAATATGTCATATGGCGGAGAAGGACAGAAAGGAAACTCCAGTAGAACAAATATGCCGCATTCTAATCACACAAAAATTAAAATATCAATAAAAAATAAAGGAAAACATGCATGGAACAGAAAAAAATATTTGTTGATTAGTGCTGAAGGAGAACAACACATCATAAATTCTTCTTATGATGTGATCAAATATGGATTAAACATAAGTTCCATGAAGTCCTCTTTGCAAAGAAATAAATTCATAAAAGGATGGAAATTATCTTTTATAGAAAATTAAAATTGGTTCATATTTTAAAAACATTCCATTAGTTTTACAAAAATATTTTGATTTTGGTAAACCAGTATCAGGATCAATTCTATTTCCTCCAGGCATTTGTGCTAAAGACATTTTTAACATTCCTTTGTATTCCATTCCTAAAGATTCGCAGATTTTAATCGAATCTTCAACAAGAGGCAACATATCACCTCCAAATACAACATCACTAATATTCCAAAGAAGATAGCGATCACTCTGTAACCATTCAACAGCAGTCTCCAGCGTTGGCTTAAGGAATCCTGTTTTCCATTCTTCATATACGCCAAATTTTTTATATGATTGTGTTGGGTCTTCTGAGTACGCTTCTTTAGCAAAGTAAGGCGGTGAAGTAAATACCAGATCAAGTTTTCCTTTGTGCTTTTGGAAGCTAACATCATTTCGAATTACCTCTGATCCTAATTGATACATTTCTGTTTGTGTATGTGAATACTCGTCTTGCCAAAGACCACCTTTGTTTACTTTTTCTCGATAGAAGTCTGCGATTTCATGATATTTTGTCCTATCGACACTAGTAGTATGATCGGTGTTAGGATCAGTCCCAATATAAAGAATGTTCCTGTTATCACATACAGACATAGCCCCAAGCAAGCGCCCAGCCCAACCAGAAGAAGGATCATAAATGCGGATAAGAGGTTGCTCAACCAAGTGTTCAGTAAATTTTTCATAAAGATATTTTGCGGTTAGTGGAGGAAAATTCACAGCATATTGGCAAAAAGATACACGAAAAGCTTTTAACCCAACTGGAAATAAACGTTGACCAAATTCATATGGTCTAATTTGATAATGTTCAGATTTGTCATAGTCAACATTAGTCTTGCATTTGCTAGGAATGTTTAATCGTTCAATATCATCTTTGTGTAAAATAAGATATTTTTGATTTTTTAATTCTTCATTGTATCCAGTATATTCTTTGTCTATGTCTTTTGGTTGAAGCCAATAGTCATACTTTCCTTGTTTTCTAAATTCTACTTCGAACGAATTAATCCAATCAACTGCTTTATCGGATACAGGAAGGCATCCGTAATGTTCACGTTCATCAACTTTAGCAACAAAAGAATAGTGATAAAAAGAATCGCGTTTAAAATGACGGGTAGCATATGTAATAAAAGTTTCAAGTAATTCGTCTTTTGCAAAGTAATCGTAAATGGATTTACCATCATCTTTTTTGGTGTAGTTGATGCGAGTTTTCATCATGGTAGGAAACCATTGATTTACTGCATTGCCAATTACGCTCGTATTGCGTATTACATCTTTTTCTCCTGTTAGTTCGTCTACCGCTTCAAATTTATGCACAGGAAAACTTTGCATTTGTTCAAATTGGTTTATGATATCTTTCTCATCATATCCTACTCTAGGTGGAAGATTATGATTGTCCCATAGATCAACTACCGTCTTGCGTAGATCAATTGCCCATTGACGAAATTCATCTTTAGACATCCATAAGATTTCTTCGAAAGTCACATTTACCGGAGAGTTTAGTAACTCTCGGTTTTTTTCATAAAACCATTTTTTCATTTTAATATCAACTCTTTTAAATGAGAATTTACTTTAACATCTACAACTAAATGTATTCTATCTTGATTACCATCATTAATCACAGTATGAGGCTTTCGAGTATCTAATACCCAACATTCACCAACTTTCATGTTTACTTCTTTTTTGTTTCCGCTTGGTTCCCACACTCCAAAACGTACATCAGGATTAGTCTGTATAGGAAAATGTAAGCGACAAACATTATCATTATTGAGACCGGAATCTGGATCCACTTGATCGGTGTGTCGAGTAAGTTCGCCACCACCAGGAACCAAACACATAAACCTAATTCGATGGAGTTCTGCATCACCCAAGAATGACAAAAGACTGTTAATTTCCAAAAACTGCTCTCGGAGACTAGTGTCTTGAAGTTCAAAATGTTCATCTTTATGTTCCTCTTTCCACTTGCTACTCATTTCAATAGGTTTTTCAATACGCATGATATCTGAAGTATATCCACGCAACGATATGGCAGACCAAGATTTTTTCTTGTTGTAATTGCTGTAGTGATTTTGAAATTTCATAGAAAGCTGCTCTAACTGAAGTCCAATTTTTTCTATGATATCACAATCAACAGAAATTTGCAACTGTTTTATGGCAATGTTTTCTACTGGATCGATGAACGAATGAGTTCTTGGTACTAATACGCTAGAAGAATTTTTAAAATAAATGGCATAAATTTCACCAAATGTAGTGATCTTGCTACCGACATAATCAAAGTCTTTTTTGACTAATTCTCTGGTTTTTGTATCTTCTGCCCAGACATACAGCCAAGTATTCTCAACACATTGCTTGCAAAAATTTTCAATATAGTTGTCAGTACCACGAAGCTTTGTTATGACTACATCACCTGGCTCTTTATACCCAATAGAAACTTCACCATACATGTTGATTGGTGTTCTTTTACTAGCGGTACGAGTAACATATGAGCCTTCTGTATCTAGCACTAAGTTATTGCTAAAGAGATCAGCAGCTACATTGTTTTTCTTATATTCTGCAAAAGGAGAGTCAGCAAACTGATTATAGTCTGCATATAGACTCTCAATTTCTTTAAGGTAATCTAGTTCGTGTCCGTGTTGCCAATTTTTCATTTGCTTTTTTCATCCGCGTAAGAAGTTTGTCTCGTTTTTGTTTCCCAGTTTTTAACGCCAAAGGTTTAGCTTTACTTGTATAAACTACTCCGTTTAGATGGTCAAGTTCATGCAAGAAACATCGAGCAGTAACACCAGAATAAGTGGCTTGTTTTGTTTCACCATGATAGTCCTGATATTCTACTTGAATAGTACCGGGTCTAGTTATATTTAGGAACAAAAATGGAAACGATAGACAACCTTCTGACATGTGTACCAAATTTTCTGACACAGATATAACTTTTGGATTAAAGTGTGCAACATAATTATCACCTGCTCCCATTACAAATACTCTGTGTCTAAAACCACATTGATTTGCAGACAGACCTAATCCATCATGGTACTTACATGTTTCTACCAACTGAGAAGCAAATGTTGTTGGATTAACTGGTGTGTTCGAGAAATCAAATTCAGGTAAAACTTCTTGTAGAATAGGATCTTTAGAGTCTACTAATGGGAATAACTGAACCTGTTGAAACTTAGAGTTGTCTTCTGCGGCAGTATCAAATTTAAAAATTTCACTCATTTTGCTATCCTTGAAAAATTATTTTTCTTTTCGAACCGAATAACGGATCTAAATTTATCAAATAACTGATCTCCTTTGTGTGATATAACAAACACATTTGTATCAGCACCAATGTCATACATCAGTTTTAAAAATTCATCAGTACCCACAGTATCTAGGCTACTGTCAAACACCTCATCTAAAATCAAAAGGTTTGTGTTGGTGCTATTCTTCATTTTTGCAATCTGTCGCCAAGTGAATAGAATAGCCAAATCAATACGCATCTTTTCACCTTCAGAAAAATTATGATAGCTAAAGTCATCTCTATGTCGAGACTTAATAGTTTCTTCAAAATTCTCATTCAGATTAAAGTTGATAAACGAATCCATTGCCGTCAGATATTTGTTTATCATCTTATTCATAATTGGAAGATATTGTTTGATGATCTTTGTTTTGATTCCAGTATCTCTTAATAACATCGAAGCGTAATCATAATACTGTTTTTCGTTAGAGAAGCTTTCTTGTTGTTTTACCAACTCTGAAAGCTGTTCTCTGAGTTCTTTTAGTTTTGTATTTTCTTCTTCCAAATTATCTTTGCGAATAGATAGTTCAGAAATTTCAACATTAATTTTAGCAATATATTTGTTGATAGCTGAGATTGAAGCATTATGTTTAATTATCTCTGAGTTATGACCAGAGATGTGTTTAATTAACTTGTCGATCTCGATTAATCGAGCATCTACTTCTGCAATCTTGCTATTCAAATCTACCAATGCAGCATCAATTTCTGTTTTCTTATTGGTTTTTTCTACTAATTGTGCATTCTTGAATTCTAAAGTAATGTTCTGTTTGCACGAAGGACAATCATCATTCTCAGCATAGAAAACAATCTCTTTGTCCAACTTTTTATTGTTTGAGGTTAGTTTGCTTTGAAGTTGTGATAGTTTAGAAGACTTGGTCTTTATTGTTTCTACATCCAAAGTTTTCTTCTGTAAAATATCAATATGTTTTTGTATTAGAACAATATCATCTGATAGTTTATCAATCTGTGCAGTTGATTCTTCTATTTCTTTGCGCTTCTTTTCAATCTCAGTATCATTATGTTTTTTATGGTCTTCAATATTTTGTTTTTGAAGATTAATCTTCTCTGCTACTAAATCCATATCATACTTGATCTTTGTTGATCCATTTTTAATATCAACAAGCTTTTGTTTCACCAAAGTGTTCATTGATGAGAATATTTGAATATCAAGTAAGTCTTCAATAATGTTTCTACGATCAGCAGCAGATAGTTGCATGAAAGGAGTAAATGAAGCAGAACCTAAAATAACAATCTGAGTAAATGACTTAAAATTAAGTTTTAGAATGTTTTTTTCTAGAACTTCTTGATAGTCTCGACTAGCTGCATCTTGATTAATCAATTTACCATCAAGATATATTTCAAATATATTTGGTTTGATTCCACGAACTACTTTGTAGTTTTTCTTACCAATAGAAAATTTAATCTCAACAATACAATCGTTGTTATTGATAGAGTTTGGAAGTTGAGGCTTATTAATCTTTCGAAAAGGTTTACCAAATAGTGCAAAAGTCAAAGCATCAAGAATAGTAGATTTTCCTGATCCATTTGATCCAATGATTAGAGTATTTGGTGATCTTTGAAAGTCAATTTCCGTGAAGAAATTTCCAGTAGAGAGAAGGTTCTTCCATTTTACGGATTCAAAAATTATCATACTTGTTCTAAGTTTATTGCCTCAACATAGAGTTCTTTGAGGATAGATTTCAATTTTGATCCATCCAAAGTTGATTCTTGGATAGCATCCACATAGTTATTTAGGATAGTAACAGTATCCTCAGCTTGATCTAGTATATCATCATTTAACCCATCTGTCAAGTCAGTAAAGTCTTCTACAATGGTAACATCGGTAGGATTAACTTGGTATAAGTTGTTTACGAACACATCAAAAAGATATGGATTAGTTTTGTTGGCAACTACTATTTTAACATATTTTCCAGCATATGGCGTCATGTCGTGACTCGACAATTCTTTAATCTCTTTGTCTTTGTCATCATAAACTACACGATGAAACATGACGTTAGGATTTTCCACAAACTGTAAATCACGAGTAGACAAATCGAAAATATGAAACCCTCTTTGATCATTGTAGT